TACGACTTTCTATTTGTGCCAGTATGGTATGGCCTTAATAGACCTAACATTGAGCAGTTCATGGAAATAATAGATTCAACTGAGCATGTATTAGTTCAAATGGAATTGATGAAGAAACTTACTGGACAGCATAGCCCTTTTACTCTTATGGGTGGTGGCTTGTTTCACTTAGCCTTTGGAGCGATACTTACAGGCAGTGCAGTAGGGATGAAAAAATGATAAACGATTTAGAAAAAAATTTTAAGGAAGCTGACGTAGTCTATAAGGGTTTAATAAAATGTCTGAACAGAGGTTCGATAGGCTTGAGAATAGTCTTGATAGATTAACGAGTAAGGTTGAGCAAATGTCTGAAGTAGTAACAGCATTGGCTCGTATCGAAGAGAAACACGTAGCAGTACAACAACGATTAGATCATCACGATAAAAGACTAAACAAGCACAGTGATGCTTTGGATGAATTGTTTGTAGACACTACTAGAATGGAAAAGACTTCAGGTACTAATGAGTGGTTCATTCGTCTACTCATAGCAACGATGGTAGGCGCTGTCGCTTACCTACTGAGAGGATAATATGACATACAGAGAGATTATTAACGAGGTCTTACGTAGGTTACGTGAAGATCAGATAGACGCTGATTGGAGTGGTAATCTATCTACGGCTAATGGTGTCACTGACTACCAACAGATGATTGGTGAACTAGTCAATGATGCTAAATATGAAGTAGAGCAGTACTGGGATTGGCAGGTCTTACGTGTTACTGCTGGTGTACAGACACTAGCTGACACTATGTCTTATAGTCTAGTAGGTGCTGATCGTAACTTCAAGGTACTTGATGTAATTGACACTACTACGGGTAGTCACTTAAAGCAAATCTCTTCTGTTGAGATGAACCAACGTGCATTCCCTACAGCAGACCAATCTACAGGTGCGGCATCTGAGTACGGGTTTAACGGTATTGACGATAACTTAGATATGGTTGTTGATCTATGGCCTGTACCTAACGATTCTCGACAGATTAACTTTAATATCGTTAAACCACAAGATAAGCTACAGTCAGCTACTATCCAATGCTATGTTAATGAACAAGCAGTGATCTTAGGTGCTTATACTAGAGCTTTGTCTGAACGTGGTGAAGATGGTGGTACACAAGTGTCTGTAGCTGCTGCTGAATATCAATCCGTCTTGTCCCGTGCCGTACAGATCGACTCTGGCAAGACCCAATATGAGACTGATTGGTATGCCAACTAAACCTATATCCCCACTAGTACTAGACTCTATTGGTGTATTCGGATTAAACACACAGGATAACGCCTCTAGCTTAGACCGTCGTTGGTTGACTAAAGCAGACAACGTAATGATTAACTCTGCTGGTCGCCTAACCTCACGTAAGGGTGTACGTCAGTATTCTAACGACATTGGTAATCATGCTGTTAAGGCTATTACTGAAGTAACTAAGACTGATGCGACTACTGAGCTATTCTTTGCAGGTAATAACTCTATCTATAAGGTAGACCATACGACTGTTCCTGCTACAGTTACTGCACAGACGTTCTCCCCTACAGCTCCTACGATTACAGACAGTAACTGGCAGTTTAGTCAGTATGATGATGATCTATTAGGTGTTCAAGAAGGTCATGATGCTATCCATTACGATAGTACGACAGGCACATGGGCACGTATGGTAGACACTACTGCTTGGGGAGCGCCTGCAGGCATCACTACTTTTAACCCTTCTTGTGCTGTTAGTGCTTATGGTCGTAGTTGGGTAGGTGGTCTATCAGAAGATCCTAATACTTTACTATATAGTGCCGTTGCAGACCACCATGACTTTGGTGCTAGTGGTAGTGGTTCACTGAACCTGAATGCCGTGTGGGGATATGATGTCATTGTTGGCCTAGAGATATTCAACAACCAGTTGATCGTATTCGGTAAGTACAACATTGCTATCTATAATGGCCCTTGGGACATCGATGTTACGGATGGGACTGAGACCTTTGGTTTGTCTGAAATCATTAAAGGAGTAGGCTGTGTATCGAGGGATTCAATTAAAGCGTTCGGTGATGATATTCTATTTCTATCTGCTGACGGTGTTAGATCGCTTAATCGTACGAAGATTCAGGACAAGATGCCCTTAACAGACTTGACTAAGAATGTCAAGAATGATATTATAAAGGACATCACATCCTCTGAGAAGAAAGACGTAAAAGCAGCCTACAATCATGCAGGTGGTTACTACATCATCTCTTTCACAGGCATTAATAAGCATTACGTCCTCGACTTCAAAACGCTTAATCCAGACAATACCCCACGCATCTCTAAGTGGACTTTCACAAGTGACCACGCACCTAAGTCATTCCTCTCTCTATATGACGGTACTCTGTATGTAGGTTTAGGAACAGACGCTCATCATGGTGCCCTCTACAAGTATGACGGTTACTTTGATGTAGACTATGAGAGTGGGTCGTTTGTTAATAAACCCTATCAGACCAGTTGGCGCTCTGTCTACATGGACTTCGGTGATCCTTCCATAGCTAAGATCCTTAAGAAATTACGTTATGTATTAGATGGTGGTCGTGAGTCAGACATATCAATCAAGTGGCTAAGGGATTATGCACATACATATGATGAATACACTAAGACTATAGTTCCAGATGCAGTAGGTGAAATCTACTTATTTGGTTCACCTACGTCCTTATATGGGTCTGCTAAGTTTGGTCTGCTATTCACTCCTAAAGAATATCACGTCAACCTATCTAAGTCTGCTAAGGTAGTGCAGATAGACATGACAACAACAGTTAAAGGTTATAAAGGCTCTCTACAGAGCATGACAGTTCTAGCTAAAGGCGGGAAAATACGATGAGTAATTATTCTATTCAAAAAGACTGGGGTGGTGTTGACGCGCTTCCGGACTCTGATCCAGAGAAAGTAATCTCTGGTGATCACTTCGATACGGAGTTCACTGCTGTTCAAACAGCCATTAACTCTAAGGCTGAGCTAGTAGGGTCTGCTACTCAAGCGTTTAATGCTACTACAGCGACTGCTGGCACTAACACTACACAGGTAGCAACTACAGCCTTTGTAACAGCTGCTGTCGCAGCGGCGACTCCTACCGCAGCACAAGTAAACGGGCATGCATATCCCGTAGGTTCTATCTATACATCCATCAGCTCTACTAATCCTTCTACTCTATTAGGTGTAGGTACATGGGTAGCTTTTGCTACTGGACGTACGCTAATTGGTGTTGATACAGGCCAGACTGAGTTTGATACAGTAGAAGAGACAGGCGGTAGTAAGACTCATACGTTGACTGAAGCTGAAATGCCGTCACACACTCACACTTATAAATATTCTGATCAAGATCAAGTAGAGTTGATTGGTGGTACTATTACTGATATATCTGAAGTGGATGAAGGCGGCTCTACTCGTACTACTAACTCAACTGGTGGCGGTAGTGCACATAATAACTTACAACCATACATCACAGTTTACTTCTGGAAGAGGACAGCATAATGAGTATTTGGGATGATTTACAATCACACAAGCAGAATATTGCCGATACATTAGGGCAGGCGAGTTCCTCCTTTAATGTCCCTTCTTTTAGCTCCTTCACTAATGAGCTGACTCAAGATGCTACACAGAAAATGCTAAGCGATAATCCTGAGTTACGCAACATGGCAGCAGCGATGGGTAAGTCACCTGAAGAGCTAGGCCGTGAATCTGTAGTAGCTAAGGCGAATGCAAGGGATAAAGCCCACGTAGCAGGTATCTTCTCTCGTGATCATTCTAGTGGTGGTAGCGCTAATACAGGCACTAATACAACAGACACTACGAGTGGTTCAAGTGCAGTTGATGCATTATCAGCAGCACGAGCGCCTAGAACAACTACTTTCGGTAATATCTTTGGTTCTACTGGTTGGGATCCGGATACAGGCCAGTTCATCCAAGAGACTAGCCCTGAAGCTGCTGGGATGGCTTCTGGCCTATGGGATCAGATGCAGGGTGTCCAACAGCAGTTGTCTGACTTTGATGTAGGCTCTGCCGCAGACGTATACTTACAGGCTGTAATGCAGCCACTTGAAGCACAACGTGCCCAACAGGATCAAACAACACTAAGTCGTATGATTGCTAGTGGTAAGTTAGGTGCTTCCGGCAGTGCTCGTGCTATGGCTGAACAGGAGACACAACGA